CTGTTGGTGTCATACGTGATTTTGTCGAAGCCCTTTCAGCACCAGAACTTAGAGCTAGGGGCATGGTTCAAACCACGACCCACAAACGGCTAGGAAACATAGAACATGTTGCTAGTCCGATGCGGCTGTCTCGTACGCCTACGGTGCCAGTGACCTCAGGTGCTTTGTTAGGAGAGCATAGTCGAGAATGTCTAGTCTGGGCTGGTTATTCGGAAGACGAGATCGAAACACTAATCCAAGAAGGCATAACAATAGAAACTAAGGAATAATTTTATGAAAAAAATGCAATTTATCTGCATTTTTTTTCTCTAGGGGGGTTTAAATCCTGCTCTAGAACCATTATATCTATATTATCAACAAGAAAGATATCGGATATGACAAAGGCAAACCCACTTAAAAATAAGTACGATGTAACTTCCGAAGTAGCTCGTATCGGGTTTCTTCGTCAGTATCTAATCTCAGAGGGCCTAGACGCTGAAGGGGTCTACGGACTTACTTTGGAAGAAATGGACATGGCTTATCGATTGCTCAATACAAAAAACGTTGCAGCTTAAGGAGAAGCTTATGGTTATGTTAACAACCTATGAAGAGCGTATCGCCTATATCAAAAGCATTGCTGAGCGTCAAGCTCGTATGCGGCGTCTGAAAGAAAAGGGGCGTATTGCTATGAGGTGGACGGATGAGGAAGAGCCTCGTTCACGTCGGAAGAATCTTACTGCTCAGTATGATAGTGGAGAATCTGAAATCCATTACACTGATGCTAGTAAGTACGCTAAGCAATATTATGGTGATGTTGCTTACCACACAACCAAATTTGACAACGATTGGGATTAGGTGATTATTATGATGGAAACTATTGGACAGGAGATCATGCTAATGGATATTGAAGAAATGCGCGAAAAGCTCCGCTCTGGTTCACACCAAGTGGTATTCACAAAAGTTGATGGTACAGAACGTAAGATGACCTGCACCTTGGATGAATCGTTTATCCCTCAAGCCTTCTGGCCTAAATCCGAAGGTGAGAAACGTAGGAAAACGGCTGCAACGCCAGCTAATCTTCTACAGGTATTCGATATTGAAAATCAAGGTTGGAGGTCCTTCCGTTTCGAGAACGTAATATCCTTTGCATAAATAAAGACAAAAGGAGTGCCTATGTACATCGAACCATGGATAGTAAATCTGCTCTGGGCGTTCTGTTTTACAGGTACCGGTATCCTTATCGGCTTCTATAAAAATAGAAATGACCACGAACAGATAGTAGAGACAACTCTAGACTACCTGGTTGATCATGGCTACGTTCTCACTAGGTCGGGTCCAGACGGATTAGAGCTGGTTAAGTTAGTCGAGAAAAAGTGATTTACATCTGCAACCAACTATGGTAGAATGATATCCATAAACATGGAGATATATGATGGCAGGTAGAAAAATCAGTCTTAAGCCTCGAGCTAAGAAAGCCCCAACTGTACGTCGATTTAAAACTGGTGTAGAAGCAGCACCTGTCGACTACGGCTTTCGCTGGTTCAAAGAATACTTCCGTCTGGACCTAGACCGTAAGGATGTCTCTAGGATCCTTAAAGATTATATTAAAGACAATTATAAAGGCGAAGAAAGATCCTTGCTGCTTTCTGCTCCCGATCATTGGTACACTGGTCGAGGTGAAGTTGCTGCGAGTATCATGTGGCGCAAGAAGGGTATGGACTTCCCAGACAATTGGGATCCACAACGGCACGTAAATTATTATATCGATCAGGTCCGTCACGCAGCTTTAACTAAAGCCCAAAAAGATGAAGATCCTGATAAAGAGATGATAGTACCTACTGTTAGTCCTATGGAAAGAGTCCAGAGAAAGACTGATAGCTTCATTAGTAAAATTGACGAATATCTCGATACGTGGGAAGAGCGTGAAGGCTTTAGTATGTTTAATGAGATGACTAAAGAAGGTCTAAGCAGCTTTAGTGCCTCTGCAGTTCTTGCATACTACAAGCGGATCTTTGTCGAGCTTAGAGAGTTGATTGATAAAAAGACTCCTGAACTCGTCGAAGCTTATTCACATTGGTCTGTACCTCAGCGTAAGAAATACTTTGCATTCGTTTCATCTATAGTTTCTGACGCTGACAAATATGTTCTATCCAAAAAGGCTCAACGTAGACCTAGTAAACCACGTGTCAAGTCTGCAGATAAACAAGTAGCTAAATTGAATTTTGCAAAAGACTCTGCAGAGTTTAAGCTTACATCTATCGATCCTACAAAAATCATCGGAGCACAAAGACTATATACTTTTCATGTAAAGGAAAGAATAGTAACAGAGTTTGTAACCAATAGTGGTAACGGCTTCGAGATCAGTGGTTCGACACTTAAGAATTTCGCTACTGAAAGATCTAGATCCATTCGATTGCGTAAGCCCGAGGATACTCTAGTTATCTTCCTTAGAAAGACGACTGCTCAGATTGATAAAGAGTGGTCAGAACTTACAACTAAGACGACTACTCCAAATGGTCGTATCAATAAGGACATGATCCTTCTGAGGGTAATCGAATGACAGACTTCTTAACTAAATCCGAGTTTACTAAACTCGTTGAACGCAACGTGCTAGATAAACACATGAGTTATCTAGAGGCTATATTGTATATCTGTGATGAAAATGGAATCGACCCAGAAGATTCTAAGAAATTCATCTCAGCTCCAATCCAAGAGAAGCTCGAAGGTGAAGCTATGAAACTAAATCTCATACCTAAAGGTGGGACATTAGACTTTGACTGAGGATCCTTTCGTAGAGGAAATATTCACTTTAGATGAATTGGAAGAATTTAAATTCCTGGCAGAATCCGAAAACTGGAAACCTGCTGAGGGTTATAGTGGTCAAGATGAATCATTCAGGAAATCAGATATAAAAAAACTTAATCATCTCTGGTTTCCTGATTTCAGCCGTAGGTTGATAGAAGCTTCCAGACTAAAAGATCGTAATTTAATAGTACGTGAATTTCATTTTCTAAGATATCAAAAGGGTGATTACATCAACGGTCATGTTGACAGACCATCAGCAATTTTTGATACTAATAGGATAGTTTCAACTGTTACTTTAATCCATGAAAGTGAAGATATAAAAGGGGGAATCTTCGAGATACAAGATAAAGGCAGTGGCAGATGGAACCCAGTCCTACTCAAAAAGGGCCAGACACTATTCTTTGATTCGGCAAAAACCATACACCGGGTCACAGAACTTCTAAGCGGTGAACGATTCAGTCTTATCGCTTGGATCCATAAACCGTATAAATAGGTGTACTATACATTGTTTATATGGTAGAATACTTCAGTTAACATTTCAGCAATATAAGGAAACATACAATGTCTTTTGCAAATCTAAAACGTAACCGCGGACAAATCGAAAAGCTCGTATCTGCTGCCGAAGGAATCTCAGGCAGCACTAGCAACAACTCCTACAAAGATGATCGGATGTGGAAGCCTACCCAAGATAAAATGGGTAATGGATACGCTGTTGTTCGATTCTTGCCTGCAGGTGAAGGTCAAGATCTTCCATGGGTACGCTACTGGGATCACGGGTTTAAAGGCCCAACTGGTAAGTGGTACATCGAACGTTCCCTGACCTCAATTGGTAAAGAGGATCCGGTCGGTGAGATGAACTCTCGCCTATGGAATACAGGTAATGATGTAGACAAAGAACAAGCACGTGATCAAAAACGTCGTCTACATTATGTGTCGAACGTGCTGGTTATTTCGGATCCAGCTAATCCTGACAACGAAGGTCGTGTCTTCATGTATCAGTACGGTAAGAAGATCTTCGATAAGATCATGGATATGATGCAACCTCAGTTCCAGGACGAAGCACCAGTTAATCCATTTGATTTCTGGGAAGGTGCTAACTTTAAGATCAAGATCCGCAAAGTCGACGGTTGGGTAAACTACGACAAATCAGAGTTTGATTCACAGAGTGAGTTATACGATGGTGATGATGCAAAGCTTGAATCAGTATACAATGCTATGCATGATCTTGGTGAGTTTACTGATGCTAAGAACTATAAGCCATACGCTGAACTGAAAGCGAAGTTGGATTCGGTACTTGGTACTGCTCCTTCTATTCGTGAAGAGATCTCATTGGGTGAAGAAGCACCAGCTCCTCAACTTCGTGAGATGCCAGCTCAGAGTATCGAAGAAGCCTCGAATGATGATGAGGATGAAGACGATACGATGAAGTATTTCGCTCAGTTAGCTAATAGTTAAAGATAAGATAGCCCAGGAGTCCCAAGACCATATTGATCTATGGTACTGGGACTCCCTTGGGATACATTTATACTTTGATTCGTTGTATTACCAGAAATTTTTCTATTATCAACAGAAACTGGAGCGATATTAACACTTCCAGCGGCTCTTCTTGCATTTTGTTGTTCAGTTAGCAATTCACCCATGTCTATATTATTTAAGCCTTGTTGTCTTAATAAGTAGGATCTATTAACAGCACCTTGTATATCCTCTCCCTTATTAACACCAACGGTTTCCCCTAAATCGAACCCGTTAGGACTAATAGACGTTTTCTTTTCAGGTGTACGAAGCGCCGGTCTAGGTTTCTTAAGAAATTCTTCGATAATAGCTTTATTTTTTGGATCATTTAACATCTTTGAAAAAGCTGCTTGATTATCCATTAAAAGCCTTCTATCAACTTGTCCTACTAAATTTTGTATCTCAAGCTGTTTGCTAAGAATATCGTCCACGGTTTTTAAATCTGGATATTTTGCCATTACAGCATCAATATAATCTTGGATTTTAAGTGATTGAAATGCTTTAACTGCCCGTGGACCTATATCTTGAGGCGTACCTGTTTTACGTAAAAGTTCTGTTAATTGATCAATCTTAGCTTGAACACTGTCTAGATCTTTAGGATTCATTTTACCAGAATCTCTGTACTCTTTTAATGCTTGAACTGCATTATCAACTTGAATTCTCTCGCGGTCAGTTAGTTTATTTGGATCCCCACCCGATTTAAATAATATATCTTCTGCTATTTCAAGCGCTTTAGCTCTATTTTCAATCTCACTTTTCCTCAATTAA